CTTTTTTCTTCAGCGAATAAGGGTCAACAATTATGTCGATATTACCCCATTGGCCTATATGAAGCTTGCTCCAGTCACCAAAGATGGCAGCTGAGAGGAGAGATGCCTGGTTACCTTTCGAAAGGTCGCCTGGTACTGCATTTGTTACAAAAGCAGGATACCCGTTAACTTCATCAAGATCCCACATATAAAGTCCATTAGCAGAAGTTTTTTCGGTCTGCTTCAATTTACCCCTAACTTTCGCGTTGGTCAGATAAGCCATTGAAGATCCTTCAGCATTATCGCTGGCAACCTGAGTCTCAAGATCAACCATATGCGCAAATGTAGCAACTGCACCATTCGTGCCACCAACTACAGAGCCAATACCCGCCTTATTAAGGATACCTCTCGGTTCCGGAGGCGTGCCCGATCCGTTAATGGCTGCATTCTGTAAACCCTGGGCATGTGCTGCTATAAGATCATTCTCAATCATTTTCTCAACATCAACAGATGTCTGTCTCAACAGCTGAAGAGAAAGAGCTCCTGTAGCTTGAAGCCTTTTGGGTTGCATTAAATATTCATCAAAAGCTTCTTTCGTTGTAGTATCTGTAGCATCTTCTGCAAGCCAGCTTGCAGTGAACGATCCACCTTCAATCAGGGGCAGGTCACCTACCAGGCCGGTGAGAAATTTAGCTCCGAGTCCCGGTAAAAGAACCTTATTACGCAATGCCTCATAATACAACAGCGGCTCTTCCTGTACCAGGTATCCGCCATCGGCTGCCGTGGTCACATTCTGTCCTGTCGATGCACGGTTCATTATCCTTTTTGAAAGCAACAGATAAGGAACACCTAACCCACGGATTATCCTGTTTTCTGCCGTGGCTTCCTTAACTGCTTCCTGGTGCATCTCAAGCTCAATACCATCAAGCTTACGTTGCCCTAATCCTGCAAGGATTAACTTGCGGAATGAAAAACGCTGCAGATCTGCCTGATCTCTTACACTGATGCCTGCTCCGGCGCCAGCCTGGGATTTTACAAATTCTTCCCGTTCGAGTTCAACTCTCAGTTTATTTGAGAGGTCCTCATATTCTACTCTTTTTGCAACCCACATGTTACGATCTTCGTCTGTGAGTTCGGCGGCCTTCTTATTAGCTATTGTCTCAAGCTCCTTTCTAAGGGCCTCCAGCTTTAATCTCAATTCTTTACTGTTCATTTTTTTTGTTTAATTATTAATTATTGATAAATGCCTAAGAAGGCCTGTTTTACTTTTTAAACTTTTTCATCTGATCCTCAATGATCGAATTATAAGCTGTCTTTGCAGCTTCTTCCTGCAGCATCTTTCTTACTTTATCCGGATCTGTCTCTCTTATCTCCAAATCCTTACCGTCCAGAAGGTCGAGCACATCTCTCACCCTCATTTCTTCGATCTGGCTCAGCCTGTAATTCTTTCCCAGTTCCCTAAAGGCGTACATTATTGCTGCATGGGTCTGATCTCTCAAAAATTCAAGATCACGCTTGCCTGCTCCGGCATTCGACGGTATGTTTACCACGCTCCATTCTAACAGCTCTTGCCCGGCAAAATAGAAAGTTTCATTAGCACGGTCGGCAGCTTCTTCACCCTGTCCCCAGTTGCCTTTCCCCATTTCCATGAATCCAACTGATACAGCCCTGAGGCTTCCGAGTAAAAGTTTTCTGAAAACCTTTTCAGCCTTCATATTTATTGCCGGTGGGTCGAACGATCCCATGCCTGTAAGCGATGGTGCCCCGTTAATATCTTCCACTGCAGTTGACTTGTCATGTCCGAGCACGTCGTCCGGATCCGGAGCATTGCACATATCGCCATAAAGATTATGCATATATCCAATCACCGGGTTCTTACGGTAATTATCCAATGCCCAATTTTTTTGGCTAAGCACCGTGTGGTGACGGTCCCGCTCAGGGGTGCTGAGAATAAACGGTATAATGCGGCTTTCAGCAGCATCTGCCGGAATATCACGTACCTGTCCAAAAGTTATTTTTTTAAGCTTTGCCATCGTTTTCAGCTATTTGTGATGATTGGTTATTTTGTGTATTGCCAGTTAAAAAGGCAGGATTAAGCGGCTCATCGAGTCCTGGCAGCGGAGCCTTGTTTTCAATCTCCCTGGCTTCATTTCTTGTAAGTATGCCTGCCGATACAAGCGTTTGCTCATATCTTGCACGCGATAGCATGTCGCCCCTCAGTAATCCGTCCAGGTTATATTTGATATCAAGCTTCTCCGAATCGTTCCGGCTCATAAGCTTAAATTCAAGTTCAACCTCCTGCCCTTTGCAAAGAGGGGAGAGAGCATATTTTACAAACTGAATGTCCTGTTGTTCCCCATTCAGAAATGTGTTGCGCGAGTTTTCACCGATTACCGATGGCGGAAGTCCAAAGAATCTGGCAACGTCCTGCACTTGGTGAACCCTTGTTTCTAAAAATTGCGCATCGTTGGGCGCAACCCCCAGTTCTTTATATTTTAATCCATATTCCAAAACAGGAGTAGTATGATCGCCTGCCGTTCCGCTGTAATTTTTATCCCATCTTTTCTTCCATTCTTTAAATTCCGGATCGGTCATGTGTCCTTCCGTCTCCAACACACCCTTCATGTTGCCGCCCTTCTGAAAGAAAGTGCTCCCAAAACTCTCGGCAGCGAGGCCAAGTCCTATGCTTTCCCGTGCTGACGAAATAGGGCTCATGCCCGTCCATCCGTTACGGCTGTTTATTTTGAAATGTATTACCTGCCATGATAGGTATATCCCGTTAATGTCGGTATCCGCATCGTTTATGATATATACCGGTTCCCCTTTTATAAGCCTTACGCTGACTGATCCCCATTCAACAGGAATAAGTTCAACCGGTTTTCCTTTGTTATTAAAAATGATTACAGCCAGGGCGTTGCCATGGAGCTGTAGCCTGACATTCATCAGGCTTATGAATGTGAATCTGTTTAGGTATTTATTGGGGAAGTGGAGCAGGTCATGTATTTCGCCATCGTTCATATCCACCAGTTTTCCGTTTTGCATCCCTGTAACACGCATGGGTAACGATCCCATTACCCATTCATAGGTACGCACGCATGCAAATACTGCTGAAAACTTCTGGGCGCTCGAAGCATTTACGGTTGTTCCTGCATTTGATATTGCTGTAATAGGAAAGCTTGCCTGGTATTCCGAAACCGGCATTGAAAAAGTACCGCGCTTAATTATGTGCGCAGCTGCAAAAAAGCGATCCCGTAATGTTAACTTAGTTACCTTCTCATTTCCCCGCATCGTAAATTGTAGTAAGAAATAGTACTACAAAACTCGACCGATAAAATGGTTTGCCACCGTAACATTGTTACTGTAAATTGAAAATAAATAAAAACCCCGCCGGAAAACCAGACGGGGTGAGGGGAAGAATGGGAGCAGGAGAATTAAGGAAGAAGGGATTTATTTTCCTCTTTTATTTCTTCAATCGAAATTTGATCAAAGTTTTTAACTTCAAGATTTCTAAATGGTTCCCCCGTTACAACACTTCTTTTAATTTCAATTAATTGCGCTACATTTTGAATAGTCAAAAATTTTGCCATTAAGGAATACTTTGCAATGTGGTCTTTAATTGATTCATCATTCTTAACTTCCGCATAATCCATGCCGGCAGCGGAATAAACTGTTTTTTGATTAACTGTTGATAATGCTTTCATTTTTTATAGATTTTAAGTTACGTTTTATTTTTATTGTTTCACGATAGCGTTCAATTAGGTCTTGAGGTATTAAACTATCTGGTATTCGTATTTCCTTTAAAATTTTAACTCTTCCTATTCGCATTTTGATATAATTATCATTAATAGACTCTCGTGCCTTCTTAGTATTAAGCGTTGCACGTTTTCGATTCTCCTCCACTTTCTCCTTGTTCTGTTCACGCCAAAGCCTGTTACGCTCATGCGCTTTCTCCTTGTTCTGTTCATGCCAAAGCTTGCTATATTCATTCGCCTTCTCCTTATTCTTTTCATACCGAAACTTAAAATACTCCTTCACTTTCTCCTTGTTCTGTTCACGCCAAAGCTTAGTATTCTCCTTCACTTTTTCCTTGTTCTGTTCATAAAAAAGCTTGCTATACTCCTTCACTTTCTCCTTGTTCTGTTCATGCCAAAGCCTGTTATGCTCATGCGCTTTCTCCTTGTTCTTTTCATACCAAAGCTTAGTATTCTCCTTCACTTTTTCCTTGTTCTGTTCACGCCAAAGCTTGCTATACTCATTCGCTTTTCCCTTGTTCTGTTCATACCAAAGCCTGTTATGCTCATGCGCTTTCTCCTCATTCTTTTCATACCAAAGCTTAGCATTCTCAGCTTTTTTTGTTTTTATCTTTAATTGCATAGCAATTATTTTTTATAACCAAACTAAGGAGGGTCGCTGCTATTCAATTCCATGCGAGGCATAGAAATGGATGCGGGACTTACACCCGAACGCCCTCCAGTTAATTGTTAAATCTTATTTCTGCTTGGTTCCTCATTTGATTAGAATTGAATAGCACTACAAATATAAACAATCTTTCTAATATCCAAATAAAAAGTGAATTATTTTAATTTCAAGGTTAGTTTTTCCTCATTATACTTCTGCCTCCAAAGAATTGTTGATATTGAATCGTGATTATGTTTTAAATTCCATAACTCTAAAAACCTGTCTATTTTTTCGGGGTGTTCATCTCTCATAATTATGTGAACGTGATCAAATCCAGGGCGTAAACAATTTATGTAGTTATGTGCAAATCCCTGGCTGTTTGCTTTTACATTAATT